AATACTCAATATTGCGTGGACCAAACTGTTGCATACAACAGGCAGTATCAGTAATTAAGTCATTTATGAATGAGCTAATGTTCTGATAGATGTAATCAAACTTCTTGTTTCCTTCCTGAATTCTTGCAAGATCTGACGTAGCAGTACCGGGAGTACCAGCTTGAGGCATTCCCAAAGTAGTTTCATTAACGCCTGTTCTTTGCTGAGAATACGTGAGTGTTGCTTGTTCATTATTGTAAGCAGAAGGATAAATTTCACCAAGCTGGATAGAATCCACATGCTCCATGTCATCTAAGAACCACATCTTGCCAGGAAAAAGTGGTTCCTTTGGACCATATCCAGAATTCTTGTGAATCTTAAACATCCTCAGGTTAGCTAATGTAGCATTATCTAGCCTCTGACGATGCTGTGTAGTTACTTCCTTCTGGAATTGTTCATTCTTTTTACAGATTCCAATAGCACGCCACCTGTGTTCAACAGGAAAATACTTAGCTAATCTGTATGGGCGACGTAAGTCATCATGCCAATTATAACGAACTGACATGAATGTTCTGGATTCTTTATGATAGTGACATACTATCTCGTGTAACTTTCCTTCTGGGTTACCATCAACATTGAACGATACCCACATTTCAACCCAATCAATCTTCTTTGGAAAGGCTGGAGCAGTCTTCTCTAAATCTTGCTGTCCTTTTTCAAAACGATTATCTTGATCTTGAAGCTGTATCCACTCTTTGAGTTTATCAAAGGTGCCAGGTCGGAATAATCCTGATCTTTCGAGTTGTAATACCTCAAAAGGCGAACGAGAATGTTCCTCTCCAACCCAAGGAGAACTTTGTGGGTCTTGAGAATAGAATGGTAAAAGGAATCTTCCAACAGAAGTTGCACAGACATTAGAACCTTGCCGAGTAACTACGTCAACTTCTTGTTCAGTTCCGTCTTCAAGGGTACGAATAACTGAACGAACTTCTCTTTCATATCCAATTTTACCAATACCATTCCCAAACTTCTCACATTCAAGTAATGAAGAATCAATTACATCTCTAAACTTCATTATCTTGAGTTCTTTATCTAATGCTCTCTCAACAGGACGAGCAGCAGAACTCCATTTAGGATCAATTGGCGAAGCAGAAACAATTTGAGGGAGTGCAAACAACGTAGTCATTACTCTAGCATGTACTGCTTCAACAGCAATAGCAGTTAGAGGAATGATAATTGTTGCAGCACCCTTAAAAGGAAATGTGGCTGTTTCCTGTGAAGGTTTAGCCCAATAATCCTTTTGATGGCGAAGAAGATCATCCATCCATTGACCTCTTTCACCATAATGTATATACAATTCATCATCAAGATAAGAACTTAATCTCTTTTCTGTATCTTGATCGAGGAATATTTCCCTTGGGTAAGCCATTTATATAGTCAGCCTTCTGACTGAGTTTCTTCGCCAAAGAGTAACACAAAAACACCGTGGATGTCTCTGACCCTAACTGTCTTCTTTATGATCCACCAACCAATAGAAACAATCTTATCATTTTCATGCTGATGATACCAAGTCCAAAAGAACTTAGCAACTGTAGCTTTGATTAGAGGTTTTACCCAATCAGGAATTTCTTGTATATGCGCAAGTTCCTGATATGTTTGAAACTCGTCAATTGCTGCCATCTTACAGACTCCCAACCTTAGGAGGGAGAACCTTAATATTCGTTTTAGAAGGAGCAACAGCCGTATCAGCAGGATTGATCTTCTTGTCGATAATCTTATGAACGATACCATAGATTACCATGAAAACTAAGACGATAAAGCTAACTAAAGTTGCAGTATCATCAGGTGTAAGAACTGCAATCTCATGTGCTGAAAGGAAAGTAACAATAAATCCAGCAATAGCACCAGCAATTCGAGCCAGAAAAGGCTTGAGTAGATCAAACATTTTTCGTTCTCCTAGCAGGATAATAGTTAGGCCACCAGTTGCCAGAATTTAAAGCACCTACAATTGTATAAGCTTCACACTTACCAATGACTTTACCTGCTGCTGGAATTATATAAGGTTCATTCTCAAAATATATTGCATAAGATTGAAACCTATCATTATTAGCCCATCTGACTACATGAAATGGTTGGGTTTTTGCTCTCTTGCGCATTTTAGTTCGCGTGTTAGATTATCGAATAACCAGTTTCTGGATCAATTGCTTGCTTACTACTTTCATCTTCTTCAGCTTCAGCATAAGGATTCTTTTTTATTTGCCCTGGCCTCCATATTTCAGGTCCTTGAGCTAGTGAATCAAGAATATGATAGTCATTTGAGGCGCCGAACTCCTTAAACTCTGTAATAAGTTCAGTTTGTGTCTCATTTATGACAATTTGGCCAGTTGTGAAGTAGTTTGCAAGTCCTCTAACACGCGTATCTTTCTGAATTTGCTTAGTTTTTATTAAAATTATATGAAATCTCTGTCCTCTAAGCCGCATTTCTGCTTCTAAGAATGGCTTATAGAGCCCAGAAAATAGAACTTCTTCAATAGCTACTGCTCTAGGCTGCCATCTTGTAACTTCTGAAAAGAGAAATGGGACGAATTCTTCAGTCTTTAACTCTAATCTTAAGGCTTTTAATACGTAATTTACACTATTATGATCTGTGCCTGTTACACAATAACCACCAGCACCAGTCATTGCTGGGTCAATCAGTATTACTCTATCTAAATCCCAAATTGAATGCTCTTTCTTGCCTGTCGGATTACCATCAGCATCAAAAGAGAATGTAGCAATATTGGTCTTGCCAGTCCAATAATAGTATCTTAACCAAGCTTCTTCAAACTCTGTGCCACCCTCTTTTGGATCATTCGCATACTGCGCAGAGAATACCTTCTTATTCTTACGAATGATCTTTAACTTCGGTATCGTAAACTCTTCAGGGAAGATAGCCTTCATTTCCCCTGTCTTCGGGTCTTTCTCTTCTACTGATCTAATATACTTATGAAGCTGATCCTCATAAACTTTATGAGCATGTGAATACAAATCATCGAATGCCCAACGAGTACCAACAAGCACGAACTGATCTTGTGCAAACATAGAAAAGAATGACTGGATATTGTCAAACCAGTCCTTTGCTGTTTGCATTTCAGTCTGAGAATCACGAGCCTTATCACCAATTAAGTCGTCTAACATAAGACGATTATAGTGACGACCCTGACCTTTTGCACCAACACCCATCGTATCAATAGTTGGCTCAGACCAATTTCTTGAACGAGGGAGTTCTAATTCGTGCTTATTTATTCTGTTCTTCTTGGGATTCGGGACACACTCTGGGAAGAGGCCCATGAGTGTAGGATTCGATGTAAAATGTCCCGTTATCTCGTAAAGGAAGCGACTAGCAGATTCGTGCGTTTCNTGAGAAATACAAAGTCTACAGTTTGTGCCAAGATTTCTAGGCCAAGTTTGATCACCGACATCATCGGGCAGAACAGTTTGTATTGAGTCGGCTTTAGTAATTACTGTTGATTTGAAATGACCTCTAGGTAAAAGTATTTCTCTAAACTGAGAGGTATGGTGCTTTTGGTACCACCAACAAAGATGTCCGTGTAATCCAGTGGAAAGACGGTCATAGCCAAGTATTGCTGCCGAAAGGAAGAATAAATCTGTTTTAGCTCTCCTTCGCAATTGCAACCACTCTTGCTTTGACAGTCTTGCATATTTCTCTTCCGCTTTTACTAAGTTTGTCTTAATTAAATCTGGATCACTTATCTTCTCAAAGTCTTCATCTGATGGGCCGGGATCATAGCTGACTGGATAATCAACTCCCCGAATCTGCATTTCCATAAAGTCTAGCTACCTCATCGGCTTTATCAGTTCCATCTCTTAGAATTTTAGCAGCTTCTGCGGTCATAACCATAGTGCTGCTATTTACATTTACTTGAGTATTATTAGTTGGTGCTGTAGTTGGAGCTGGCTTACTAGTAATTCTCATGAAAGAAAGAGCACGATCAATTACATTGAATGGAGAATTCTCATACTTCTCTTCATCATCAAGAAGCTTCTCCACCATACCAACTGCTTTCTGACTTACTCTTTCAATCTTATCAGTCAAAGTTTCAGTAAAGTTACCTCTAATTGCTTCTACTGCTTTCTTCTGACACTCAATACCCTCTGGCGTATTTAAGATGTTTGAGATATGCTGAGTAGTATAACGAGTACCAGAAATTTCAAAGAATTTATCTGCAACAGCTTGACGACTCAAGCCGGCTGATGATAATGCAACTATCATCTCATATTCTGGACGCCAACGCTTTGGACGCCAAGTTTCCGGCGGTCGTGTTAGTTTTGACGGCATGATTACTTAAACTTTTGAGACCGATTATGTCTACCGTTTGAAAGCCGCTTCATATTTTGTCTAATTGCTCTACCCATATAACCAAGTAACTTAGTTCTAGTAGTTGGTCGTTTGGGCGGAGGCCGATACTTATTACTTTTTGGAGGCATTCTTCTTCTTTCCTGCTTTAGATAAAGCTATTGCAACTGCTTGTTTCTGAGGTTTTCCGTGAGCTATTTCAGTTTTAATGTTAGCACTGACTGTCTTCTGACTCTTGCCGCTTTTGAGTGGCATTTTGATCCTCAATAGTAGCTTGAGTTGGTGCCTTCTTAGTTAGACAAAGCTCATTAGTATTAAAAGTATGAGCATCAAATCTAGTCGGGCTCGGACGAACATTACTAGTAGCACGAATAGTTACATTACAATAATCTTCACCACCATAAAGCTGAGTGATGGTACCTTCGAGAATTACCGTATCTCCAACCTTAAGTTCAGTTCCGTTACGGTCATGCATTTTAGTATACTCCAAGAAAGAAGAGGAAAAGGTAACTTAATTGTTTCCCGTAGCCCTTGTCACCCAACAACTAAGCTACCTTTCCTCAAAAATAGGGTAATAGCTATACCGTTCCAGGAAAGTTGTTCGAGCCTTGCGAGCGTGCGACAAACGATTCCAGTATAACTATTACCCTTTTAACTCATGCTTCAATGATTTATTACGTTTGATGTTAGTCTTTCTCTTCTTAATAATTATCTTCTTAGTATTACGTCGCATTCGAGGTCTGATTATATCTACAACAGAACCATTACAATGCTTACAAAATTCTAAACCTTCTAAGGCAACACGTGAGCGGCATTTGATACAGTATTTATTATTCTCTTTCCTCTGAGCAGACCTGAGGTATTCGTTATACTCCTCTAGGGCTTCTTCTAGTGCTTTCTTATAAGCACCATTGCCAATATTACTATTGGATTCTGTCGGTTGGGATGAGGATTGCCGCTTCTCCATTTCTCAACTCCAAACCATTATTCAGAGGGACTAAGATTCCTCTAGCATTCACGAATGTGTAGCCAGAAAATAAAGAGTCTGGGATGGAGACTTTTGTAGTATCAGTAAAGACACTATCTTTGTAAGAATTGATAGCACGATACAAGATACGAGCATTGGTGAAATCTCTCTTCCAGACTTTAGCCGTTTGTCCAATTGGATCAGTGGTTTGATATGCAACTTTACGAGACTCAATTGGATGACCAACATTCAAATGATAAATCTTCAAATCTGTAGAATCAGGCCGCACAGTATTTCTATTATTCTCAGCTTGTAGACCAATCTTTTGAGGATCAGTTCCTACAACCATGTAATAAGATGCTAACTGACTAACCTTAGTTCTATAAACTGGAAGAAGATAGTTGCCGCCAGGGAACTTAGTAGCCCACTTAGGATTCAACATATCTTGCCAAGTTTCTGCTCCAACAAAATCTATATAGACTCCTTTAGCTAGGAGTTCATCAATCAAATTCCAAACAGAAGGTTGTGCTTGAGTAGCAAGATTCATTAACTCAAGATGCATACTTCCTGCTGCTATACCAACTGCTTTATCAAACTGACCAGAAGAATAACCAGCTGCATTAGTCTGCAACATAATAGGACGACCAGTTGCACTATCTAGATATTGCCCAAGATTATGTATCCAATCTACAAAAACTTGGTGAGCTTGAGTTGTATCTAAATCTGCAAATTCTTGAGACTGAGCTATCCACTTTAAGTTATTGTGGTCCATCTCATCTAAGAAATATCCATCTCCATTAAGCCCGCGGAGCAATCTTGATCTAGTATATTTTGTGAAAATTGAATCTCTTGGATTTCCGAAGAATCGTCTTGTGGACCAGATAAATGGATTAAGCCGGTTTGCGGAATCTCTAGCAGTTCCTTTTGTGTGTAGAAATGCCGCTTCATAACTAGAATCGGAATATCCATTGTTAGCATACCAAACTCGCATATCATCTTGCCACTTTCCTGTGATGGAGTTTGGGTCATTGTTTGCTTCATCTAAGGTAGAAATGACAAGATTATAACGGAGCCAAGTCATTCTTGGATTAAGTAATTTCCAGCTATTGCCGTCTCCAGACATTACTAAATCATATAACTTAGCTCCATAAATCTTTGCTGCTTTACCTGCTGCACCATCCCAACAATAACAGAAATCAGTATATGTTCTGCTAATGAAAGAAAAGTGTGGGGAAAGAGAGTCAGGCTCAACAAAAAGGAATGCCGTCTGTGCTGAATCTAATTGAATGTGAATTGAATCAGGTGCGGGCGGTGGAGGTATAACTCCAGGGATTACAAAATCTTCTACCTTCTTGGCAATGGTGCTGATCTTACCACTACGAATGCTCCAAATTCCAACAGAAATAGTTCTGTTATCAGCAACATTTGGAGTTGTAATGACAAGATTACCGCTCGCCACAACGGTTGTATCTAATGAAAAGCCGCCCGCAATCGCTACTTTTACTGAATCAACTGGACCATGACCATCATTTGGAATAGTCCAATTAATAGTTATTTTTGTTGAATCTGTTGATTGGGTATAATTGAGGGAAAGATCAGCTGCTTGTGCTGAGTCACAGGCTGCAATCAATACAGCAACTAATAAGATAAATTTTCTCAAGGTTTGTGTAACCTCCCTTCTAAAGCAATCGAAGAATTAGCCATATGTACACATTCACGTAACTTACGAATTGCGTCTGACTGATCTGCAGAAGCCGGAGTACAATCTAACAAAATACTTGCGAACACTTTGGCAGCCGCTCGTATTCTATTATAATTGTAAATCTGATCACCCATTGGAGCGTGATAAGTGAAGATATGATCTAAGTCAAATTCTCTTGTAACTTGCTTCTTTTGTGATTCCTCAGATGGTAACTTTTGCATGATTAATTAGTCGTAAAAAGAATTAAGCATCCCACCGCTTACTCAAACTAATATGAACATCAGCACCAGAAGCAGCAGCCGCTAAATGAATACGGAAGAATAGAAATGGAATCATTATTACTTCCGCAGTACTGGCAGTAAGAGCCTTCAACTTAGTGAAGGTAACTCCATCATTGGAAACTTGAATGTCTCCAGTTGTGACACCAGAAATGAAGCCTAAATCATAAGCATCATTATAGACTTCAGCCGCTTTGACAATTTGGGAATCAGAAGAACCATCAGGAATTACTAAATCTGGGAGCTTTGTAATGTTATACATTTCTCTTTTGGGAGAAAATTTTAGTTTTGTGTGGAGTGACGAAGGCAATATGGCAGGGTGTGCTTCCACATGCAAGATGCAGCATGGTACATATTCCACGCGACTACCATACTGTGCATGTGTCTCCCGCGTGTATGTCATGTGAACAGGATAAGAGATGGAAATAATTTTTAATTTTATTTTAAAAAATAATTTTATGCTGGAAAATTTTTATTGTACGTTTTGTAGGGGGGTGATATGTATAAATACGTGCCGCGATTTTCCCCCTACCCGGGGTCTTTAATCGCCTGATTAAACATGATAGTTAGAACGAACGTTCATTAACTGCCGGCTGACCCGTGAGGGTGTGACTGGAAAGTAATTTGCCGTTGCTCACAGTCTACAATCTGTTGTAGTTTCTTGCCAACATATTCTTTTTTTCTAGATAGTTATTCACAGGAAGAAAGCCATAACTAATGGCACATGCTTTGCAATAGTATTCGGCACAACTTTGGAGGATGACAGAGAATGACACTTAGTAGAAAAGAGAGAGCGGAAAGATGTTACGAATCCGCACGCATGGAAATAGACCATATCAGGATGTTACAGAATGGTCTAGATGAGATGGGGAAAACACTCTCTCCATATCTCAAGAAACAAGCTGTAATGATGGCACGTTTTTACGTGCGGAAAGGTCGCGCCTTTCAGTACACAA